TTCTCAGGTCATTACGCATTATTTAAAGCTGGGTTCGACTAAAGAGAAGATCGAAAAAGAAATTCTCATGAAACAGAAAGAGTTGATTGAAGCTAAGACTCAATCGTTACAGTCGGTGCAAAGAATAGAGGAATTATATAAGAATGCTCTTGATGCTATGAGGAATTATAGCGGGCAAGGTGATCCGGATGACTATTAAGACATATTCGGAATTAATTAAATTTCCTACTTTCGAAGAGCGTTATCGATATTTAAAGTTAAACGGAAAAGTAGGAGAAGCAACTTTTGGTTTTCAAAGATGGATCAATCAAGAATTTTATCATTCAGATGATTGGTTAAGATTTAGAGATAAGATAATCGTTCGAGATAATGGATGCGATTTGGCTTTAGACGGGTTTAATATTTATGGACCAATTATTATTCATCACATTAATCCGATTACTTACGATGATTTAATAAATCAAAGCCCGGCTGTCTTTGACCCAGAGAATGTAATTTCAACAAAGCTTTCAACACATAATGCAATCCATTATGGCGACGAAAGTCTATTGATTCTAGCACCGATAGAACGAACTAAAAATGATACATGTCCATGGAGACATAAATAAAAAGGAGGAAAGCAATAAATGTATCAGGATAATCTTCTTAAAGATGACTATCGAATCGAGGAACATGAAGATGTGAAAATTGGTTTTGTGACAAATTGCAAAAAACTAAATGTTCGAGAGGAACCCAGAATTGATGCCTCTATTGTTTGTGAAGTTGATTATCAAACGGAACTCATGATTGACGAAAACGAATCAACAGAAGAATTCTATAAAGTTTTTACCGTTGCTGGAATTGAAGGATTCTGCATGAAGAAGTTTATCGCGGTCCAGCCGTAAAGGAGAATTACTATGGAGAGTATACTGACATCAATCAAGAAAATGCTCGGAATTGCGGAAGAGTATACACACTTCGATGCGGACCTTATCATACACATCAATTCTGTACTTGCAATTCTAACTCAGATTGGTGTTGGTCCCTCTGAAGGTTTCTCGATCGAAGATAATACCAATGTATGGACTGACTTTATCCAGGATAATAGAAAATTGGAAAGCGTAAAGTCTTATACATACATGAAGGTTAAACTGTTATTCGATCCTCCTCTTAGTTCTTCCGTAATTGAATCTATGAACCGAATTATTTCAGAGCTTGAGTGGAGAATTCAAGTTGCTGCTGATCCGGTAGATTCTAATTAGGAGGTGATCCAAAATGAGTAATATGTTAGTACATTACGGTATTCTTGGTATGAAATGGGGTATAAGAAGAACTCAAAAAAACAAAGGATTAAATAAGACTTCGAGAGAGGATAAACAGAAATCAAAACCCAATGATGTTAAGAAAATGTCTGATGAAGAACTTCGAAAAATTGTAAATCGTCTTCAGTTGGAACGGCAATATTCTCAATTATCCGAAGGAAACGTTAGTAAAGGAAAAGAGTATGTGCAAAAGATTATTAAAGCTGGAACTACCGTTGCGGCTGTTACTACGACTGCTCTTACACTTTATAACAATGTAGACAAGATCAAGGCTATCATCTCGAAAAAAAAAAGATAAGGAGAATAAACTATGGCATTATCAAACACTGCCGTTCCGAAATATTACGGCATGTTTAGAGATGCCGTTATCCAAGGAGAAATTCCGGTATGCAAAGAAATCTCAATGGAAATGAATCGTATCGACGACCTTATTGCCAATCCCGGAGTTTACTACGACGATCAAGCAGTTGAAGGCTGGATAAAATATTGTGAGGCCGAACTCACCCTGACTGATGGTTCCGATTTACATTTGTTAGATAGCTTTAAACTATGGGGTGAACAGGTTTTTGGATGGTATTACTTTGTTGAAAGAAGCGTGTATGAACCGAACTCCGACGGTCATGGTGGACATTATATCAAGAAAACTATTAAGAAACGCTTGATAAATAAACAATATCTGATCGTTGGAAGAGGCGCGGCAAAGACAATGTATGGTTCGACCATTCAGAGTTATGGTCTTAATATAGACACCTCCACCACGCAGCAAGTTACGACGGCCCCAACCATGAAACAAGCCGATGAAGTTATGGGACCAATCAGGACATCCATAACAAGATCCAAAGGTCCCCTGTTTCAGTTTCTAACCGAGGGTTCTATTCAAAATACGACGGGATCTAAAGCAAATCGGGTTAAACTTGCCTCGACTAAACTGGGAATTCAAAATTTTCTGACCGGTTCTATCCTCGAAGTTAGGCCGATGAGCATAGCTAAGCTTCAAGGCCGACATGACAAATATGCCACGGTTGATGAATGGCTTTCGTGTGATATAAGAGAAGACGTAATTGGCGCGATTGAACAAGGTGCTTCAAAAAATGTGGATGATTATCTCATTATAGCCATGAGTTCCGAAGGCACGGTTCGAAACGGAAGCGGCGACACAATCAAAATTGAGTTGGCCGACATTCTTAAAGGCGAATATGTCAATCCTCATGTTTCGATTTGGTGGTACAAGCTCGATTCTCTTGATGAGGTTTCAATGCCGGAAATGTGGCTAAAGGCCAATCCAAATCTCGGCAAGACCGTAAGCTATGAAACTTATCAACTAGATGTTGAAAGAGCAGAAAAAGCCCCGGCAGCCAGAAACGATATTTTGGCAAAGCGTTTCGGAATTCCAATGGAGGGTTATACATATTACTTCACTTACGAAGAAACCCTTCCTCACAGGAAACGAGACTTCTGGCAAATGCCTTGTTCATTGGGCGGAGACCTTTCTCAAGGCGACGACTTCTGTGCGTTCACTTTTCTATTTCCGTTATCTAATGGTTGTTTTGGTGTAAAAACCAGAAATTATATATCTTCCCTGACTTTAATGAAACTACCTGCGGCAATGAGAATTAAGTATGACCAGTTTATGGCTGAAGGAAGTTTGATCGTTCTTGAGGGAACCGTGCTCGACATGATGCAGGTTTATGAGGACTTAGATAATCATATAAACGAATGTGGATATGACGTTCGATGTTTCGGTTTTGACCCGTACAATGCAAAAGAGTTTGTCGAACGCTGGGAGTCAGAAAACGGTCCGTTCGGAATTGAAAAAGTTATACAAGGAGCTAAAACAGAATCCGTTCCTTTGGGCGAGTTGAAGAAACTTTCCGAGGAGCGGATGCTTTTATTTGATGAGGAACTTATGACTTTTGCAATGGGTAACTGTATTACCCTCGAGGATACGAACGGGAACCGCAAATTATTGAAGAAGCGATACGAGCAAAAGATTGACGCTGTCGCGGCTATGCTGGATGCTTATGTTGCCTATAAATTAAATAAAGACGCTTTTGAGTAAAGGAGGTGATGACAAAAATGGAGGTAACATTAGGTTCAAGATTAAAACATGCTTGGAATGCTTTTTTTAACAAAGATCCCACCGATTATTTCAAAAATGTTGGAACTGGTTATACTTATCGTCCGGATAGACCGAGACTAACACGCGGAAATGAGCGTTCAATAGTAACTTCAGTATACAATCGGCTTGCTTTAGACGCTTCTTCAGTTAGCATTCAGCATGTAAGACTTGACGAAAACAATCGTTTCCTATCCGTCATCGATTCGGGGTTAAACGGCTGCCTCACCGTTGAAGCCAACCTTGACCAAACCGGAAGAGCCTTTATTCAGGATATAGTTATGTCAATGCTGGATGAAGGAAGTGTGGCTATTGTTCCAGTCGACACGACCTTTAATCCCGAAATCACTGGTTCCTATGATATTCTCTCTATGAGAACCGGTCAAATTTTGGAATGGTATCCAAATCACGTAAAGATTCGAGTCTATAATGAGAAGACCGGTAAGAAAGAGGACATTATGGTACCTAAGAGTACAATCGGCATTATAGAAAATCCTCTTTATGCGGTCATCAACGAACCGAATTCAACTATGCAGCGCCTTATTCGGAAATTAAATCTTTTGGATGTTGTGGATGAACAGAGCAGCTCTGGTAAGTTGGATTTGATTATCCAGTTGCCATATGTAATCAAGACAGAAGCAAGGCGTCAACAGGCCGAAAAACGGCGTAAAGACATAGAGGATCAATTGGCTGGTTCTAAATATGGTATTGCTTATACCGATGGTACTGAGCATATCACACAGTTGAATCGTGCCGTCGAGAACAATCTAATGAAACAGATTGAATACCTAACGAGT